GCTTGTGGGCACTGCTGCTGGCATTGCTGGAATACCTCAAGTTAGAGAAGACATATCAGATACAATGCAAGAGTTGTTTGGTATGCCGCCTGCATACGCAGATGCTGTAGGCACAGCAGGCGCTATTGGGGATTTTGCAATAGGTGAAGCAGCGTTCGTCGCACCAAGCGATGTCGTAGCTGGGGGTCAGGCTTTAGGAAGCCTAGACTCAACAGTTAGCCCAGAATCACTTGAAACAGCGGATATGGCACCCAAGTTAGTAGGACGAGATGATTTTGCGGGACAACCGTTCTCATCTATGTCGCAGAGCGACTTCCAACCTGTAAAAATTCCACCTATACCACCTACTTCATCCGGTATGCTGGAAGCAGATAACGCTAAAGATAAAGTTAACCTTGCTACACGAGCCGCAGAGCAAGGTCAAGAAACGACAATGACTGGCTCATTTATGAATCCCTAATCTAGATAAACGAGGAAGATATGACAAATCTAAACATGGGCGAAGCGTACATTATGAATTCACCGAACACTTCAGTGGACGATCAGATGGGCGCTGACAAGCTTTACCGTGAAGGTCTTGAGTTTGACACCAAGACTGCACAGGGCGTTCTGACTGAAGATATGCCTAAGAAGATGACTAAGACGGCAGTTGATCCTTCACTGATGAAGATGGCTGAAGAACGCGACTACTAAAGGTAGGTCACTATGACTGACAACTTTCTGGAACCCGCTGATGATACGGCTGTTCCGCTCCTTGAACCGGAAGAGCAGATTCCGGGCCTAGCGGCGTACGTCAAGCACAAGTTCGAAGATGCGGAGAACGGACGTTACTCATACGAGCAGCGATGGCTGCAAGCGTACAAAAACTTTCGTGGTATCTACGATTCTACTACACAGTACCGTGACTCTGAGCGGTCAAAGGTGTTCATTAAGATCACCAAAACTAAGGTACTGGCAGCTTACGGTCAGATCGTTGACATTCTATTCGCTAACAAGAAGTTTCCGATGGTTGTCGAGCCAACCCCCGTGCCAGAAGGTATAGCGGAGTTTGCACATCAGAAGACTCCTGTAGATGACATTGTAGACCCGTACGGCTTCGCTGGAGACGGCAGAGAGTTACCTATGGGGGCTACACAGGCAACCCCTAACATGGACTTTCTAGGGGGCTTAGAGGGCCGTTACAAGGATACTCCTATGTCAGAGGGTCCGTCGTTAGTCGGAGAACCTCAGATCAGCCCCTCACAGAAGGCTGCTCTCAACATGGAGAAACAAATCCATGATCAACTTCTTGACACAAGTGCTGTTAACGTCCTTCGATCTGCTATTTTCGAATCTTCTCTTCTGGGAACTGGTATCGTAAAAGGTCCGTTTAATCACTACAAGCGTATTCACAAATGGGAGCGAGGAGAAGAGGGGCGTGTCTACATGCCTTACGAAAAAACAGTTCCTCGTATTGAACACGTATCTCCTTGGGATTTTCATCCCGATCCCTCCGCTACTACAGTTGAAGATTGCGAATACGTAATTCAAAGACACCGAATGAACCGTCAGCAACTTCGCTCACTTATTGCCCAGCCCTACTTTTATAAGGATGCAATCGAAGAGACTCTTGCACGAGGTCCGAACTACGAGGATAAGTATTACGAGGATACTATTCGCGAAGACGAGACAGAGGCGTACTATCAAGGTAACCGTTACGAGGTCTTAGAGTACTGGGGTGTTCTTGATTCTCAGATGGCTTATGAAGCAGGGCTAGACGTTGCAGATCAGATGGACGAGTTTGATCAGGTACAGGTTAACGTCTGGGTATGTGGCAATATGGTTCTGCGTTGTGTTCTCAACCCGTTTACACCTGCACGTATTCCTTATCAAGTGTTCCCTTACGAGATCAACCCCTATCAAATCTGGGGTGTTGGTGTAGCGGAGAACATGGAAGATGCACAGATGCTGATGAACGGTCACGTTCGTATGGCAATCGACAACCTTGCTCTGGCAGGTAACCTTGTGTTTGACGTTGATGAAGCATCTCTCGTACCGGGTCAGAACATGGACATCTTCCCCGGCAAGATATTCCGTAGGCAATCGGGCGTTACTGGTACAGCAATCAATGGTCTTAAATTCCCTAATACGGCACCTGAGAACATTCAGATGTATCAGATCAGCAGACAGCTTGCTGACGAGGAGACAGGTCTGCCGTCTATCATGCACGGGCAAACAGGTGTATCTGGTACAGGTCGTACTGCATCAGGTCTATCCATGCTTCTTGGCGGCGCAAGTCTGTCTCTCAAGACAGTAATCAAGAACATTGACGACAGTCTTCTCAAACCACTTGGAGAGGCGTACTTCCAGTGGAATATGCAATTTAACGAAGATACACCCGACATTGAGGGTGATTTAGAAATCAAACCTCGCGGCGTGGCTGCTGTTATGCAGAAAGAAGTACGCAGTCAGAGACTGACAACACTACTGCAAACAGTGTCAAACCCGATGCTGGCACCGTTTATTAAGATTCCGAACCTCATGCGCGAACTTGCCATAGCGCAAGACATCGATCCGGACAGTCTTGTTAACGACGTAAACGAGGCACAAATATTCTCAGAGATGCTGAAGGGATTAGCTAATGCTCAACAAGAAGCAAGCCAGCAAGGTCAGCCAGTTGGTGACCAACAAGGAAGCATGGGACAACCTAGAGGAATACCTCCGGGAGCAAATCCAAATGACGCTTCGGGCGTTGGTGGCGGCACAATCGGAACTGGAAGTGTTCCGGCTGCAGGGGAAGATAACTTCACTGGAACAGATCAAGGGGCTGAAGGCTGATTACGAAGCTGCAGTAGCATCTAAGAATGAGTAGTTACCTGACGGATTTATTGATGGGACCAGCATCTGTTGCTCTAGGTCGGCAGATGGTTCCCTCTGTTCCGCGTCCCGATGTGCGTCGTCCGGGACCATCACCCTTTGTTCAAGAGCAGCTTTATCCTACAGGAGGATTAAATACGGGTTCTGCTCCTAGTGATTCGCCTATAACAGAAGGTTCCGCAACGCAGTATAGCGACGGAGAAGCCCCTTCATACAAGGGAGGTTTGACTGTTACACCCTTCCGACGCGGGACAGCAAGGCCGGAAGACGTTCCGGGTTCTATGCCCTTCGAACTATCCGCAAACTACGCGACTAATCTTTTAAAAGAGTCTTTCGGTTTGGGAGGTTACAAGTATAACGAACTTACGGGGCAAGTAGAACAAGACTACTTGAGAGACATATCATACGCTCTTCCACCTGCTATTGCAGCATTCGCAAGTGTGGGACAGGCCGTTAATCGTAAGAACCTCATGGGTATCGGGACAAAAGCAGCCGCGCAAGAAGAGGGCTACGCTCTAGGCATGTTGAACGGGCAAGTAATAGGATTGTCTCCCGGTATAGGCGGGGAAGAAACTCGTGTCCTCAGTGGCGTTCTTCCGGAAGGCTTATCTGTCGAACAACGAAGAGATATAGTAGCACAACTTGAAGAGATGGGCGCGGCCTCTAGAGAAACATTCAGGTTAGAGCAAGAAGAACGACAGCGCCGTATGGGTATGTCTCAGGCAAATCAAGTAGAAATAGACAGTGGGGCAGGAATATATCAGGCCGGTGATTACATCGATCCTATGAGACCTAACACACGATACACCCCGCCCGCACAAGTTACATACACGAGTGATCCAGAGGATAGCGGCACTTCCGGTAATCAGTATTCTGTTCCTTCAACTGCTGATGCTAATCGTTCTGTAGGACAAGACTACAGCTACACTGCCTACGAACCGATGGCAGATGGCGGAGAGGTAATGCAGAAGACAGGCTTTGTAGAAGGCTCCCCTGACAACTATACCAAGGCGCAAACTGTAGCCGACGACGAGTACAGACAGGTCAAGGAGGGATCGTTTGTTCTCAACGCTCCTGCAACAGAGGAGTTGCAAAAAAGGGGCATGTTGCCGACAGGGGTTGACAATCCCACTAAAAACACTACAATAAAAGCAAATAAAGGCGGGATGATGGACGTTGCCCTATCTAAGGGCGAGTACGTACTAGAGCCAGAAGACGCACAGCGTATCGGCTACGACAACCTAAGAGAAGTAAATAACAAGGGTAAGGCAGAAGTAGATCGTCGGCAAGCCGCATCTGATGGTGGGTTTATTGACGGATACGCATCTGGAGACGAAGTGACTCGTCCTACTCCTAGTCCTGTTCGTCTCGCAGCCATACTTGATCAACAAGAAGTAGTAGAGAAACCCCTGACTCTGCAACAGGCGTATGATCGTATCAAAGATAGATTTCCGTCAATAGAAAAAGCAAACGAGGAAATAGACTCTATCATAGATGAGTTGCCCTCAGAAGATGTTCTCGCATTTATGATTTTGCGCGAGGCTTCTGTCCTTGGAAGGGACGGCATGAGAGCGTCCGGACATGTGGCCATGAACAGGGTACATTCGGACTACAAAGACTTTTCTGACGTTACAGACCTTGCGTCTTTGGCAAAGGCCAAGACATCCCGTGGGGGATATCAATTTAACGTATTTAATATATCAGATTTTCGCGAGGGTCTCGCAGAACTGACACAAACAGATTACGGTAAACAGGCTTACGCAAACGCCCGCGATCTTGCAGAAGAAATTTTCTATGGGTTAGACGAGGATAATACAAGAGGAGCATTGTTCTTCCGTAATCCCGCTATATCCACAGCCAGTGACTTTGAGAAAAAAGTACGAAATGCAGAATACATTCCCACGCTTACTGTGCGTGGAGAAAAATCCACACAAGAGTATTACCGTCCTATCGAACTTATGGACGCGGAAGATACCCGATACATTTACTAAATTCGTCAGCTACCCGCTACTGCGGCCCTGACACAACCGGAGCGGCTACCCACAGCCAAGTGGCCCCGCATGTGAGGTAAATAAAATGGCAAAAAAAGTTCGTGGCCATCGTGCCAATAAACCCAACGATTCTTTCGGAACAATCAACAGCGAAACTCTCTACAAAGGTGCCTACCGTGAGGAGGTATACCAAGACGAAGAGGAAGAAACTGTAGAACAACACGCGGAAGAAGCAGCGTCGGATGAGAAATCCGAACCTAACTTTGCAGAAGGTGCTGAAAAAACAGATCACGATTACAAGAAGCGTTATGACGATCTAAAGAAACACTACGACGCAAAGATATCTGAGTTCAAGGCAAAAGAAGAGGAAATGACGGCGACCCTTACACAAGCTACTCGCCAGAAAAATATTTCTCTGCCCAAGTCTCCTGAAGAACTGGAAACATTCAAAGAGCAATACCCCGACGTATATGATGTCGTCGAGACTATTGCAACGATGAAAGCCGGTGAACGAGCAGGAGAACTTGAAAAAGAACTAGAAACAATCCGTGAGAAAGAACAAAATACTAGGGTTCAAGCGGCATACCAAGAACTTACAAACAATCATCCAGACTTTAATGAGTTGCGTACGGATGAGCGTTTTCTCAAGTGGCTTGAAGAACAACCCGAAAATATCTCTGACGGCATTCTGAAGAACAATAGTGACGCTCGCTGGGCATCCCGTGTTCTTGACCTTTACAAGGTAGATGCTGGGATCACAGGCAAGAAACGCGCCAAGAAGAATGAGTCTGCTGCAGCGGCTGTAAATTCTCCGAAGGCACGTGACATTACCGGTGAGGCAAGAGGAGATGATCGAATCTGGAAAGCCTCTGAAATCGGCAAGATGAAACCTTGGGAGTTTGAAAAACACGAAAGTGAACTCGACAAGGCTCGTCAAGAAGGCCGAATTGACTACAACAACTAACACTAACCTCCAAATAGGAAGGATGAACTAATGGCTTTTAATAGCGCGTCAGGTCATAACAACCTGCCTTCCGGTAACTTTACACCGGAAATTTTCAGCCAGAAAGTCCTCAAATTCTTCCGTCGCGCTTCGGTTGCAGAAGATATTACGAATACCGACTACGCTGGCGAAATTGAGAACTTTGGCGATACTGTTCGCATCATCAAGGAACCGACAATCACGGTTTCTTCGTATGCTCGTGGATCAGTAGTAAACCCGCAAGACCTTGCTGACGATCAGACAACTATGGTTGTCGATCAGGCAAACGCTTTTGCATTTAAGATTGACGACATTGAAGAGCGTCAGTCTCACGTTAACTTTGAGGCTCTTGCCACTTCTTCGGGTGCATACTCGCTGAAGCGCAAGTACGACGCCAACATCCTGCAGAACATGGCAGACAACGCTGGTAACACTGGCACTTCTGTCGGTACTGCTGGCGCACCTATCGATATCACTGGTAGTGGTAACGAAGATGCTGCTGTAAACTTGCTGATGACAATGGCTCGTATCCTCGACGATCAGTCTGTTCCAGAAGAGAACCGCTGGTTTGTAGCACCTCCGATCTTCTACGAGAATGCGTTCAAGGCTGGTGCCAAGTTCGCAGAAGTTCAGGTAACTGGTGACGGCACCACGCCGCTTCGCAACGGTCTTGTAATGGCTGGCAACATTGCTGGCTTTAACTGTTACAAGTCCACTGCCCTGAACAACTCAGGAACTGACGTTGTGACGATCAATTCTCAGGACACCACCAATGACTTTGTTGTCATGGGCGGTCACATGTCCTCAACTGCAACTGCTTCGCATATCGCGAAGACTGAAGTTGTACGTTCAACTGAAACCTTTAGTGACATCGTTCGTGGTCTCCACGTGTTTGGCCGTAAGGTCATTCGCCCAGAAGCCATCGTTCAGGGTGTCATCAAGACTGACTAATAGGGAGGCTTAGTAATGGCTACTTACACTGTAACTGGCGCTGTCGCAGGCGTCCCTCTTGGCATCAAGCCGCAGATCGTTGAAGTCGTTCTTGACTTCTCGTCTACCAGCCTCACCACTTCGGACTCCGTTGAGGTTTTCGAAATGAAGGCAAACACTCTCGTCCTTATGGCGGGTGTGGAAGTCCTTACTGTAGCATCGACCGGTTCTCCGGTCCTTGACCTTGGTGATGACGCAGACGACGATCTCTACGTTGCTGCTCTTGACGGTACTGCTACCGGTCACGAGATCAACAATGCAGCCGGTACTGCAAAGCTGTATACCGCTGCCGACACCATCGATCTGATTGCCAACACGGCAACCTTCGACGGTAAGGTACGTGTGTTCGCAGTGATTGCAGAGATGGGTACTGCAGAGACGGCGGCATCGTTCGCCTAACAAACTTGTCGGGGGGGCCACATGCCCCCTTGACATATCTTTTTATACGTGATATATGCAGGAATCCCCTGCCGGGATAAATTCTTCAAACGGAGATTTCCTGATGAATTACATCACTAGCAATGTGCCCTATTTTAAAGCGTGGGTACGCAGAGAATACACAACCAATCACGACAGATATCATGGTGAATTTTTACACGCTATGGTGATTGGCGTAACAACACTACCGATGAGAACAATGTCTTTTCAAGTGTTGTTTACGGGATGTGAAGAAGAAGATAATGTACACGGCGGAGCAATGTGGGCGCGTATGCCTCTCACCGCCCTAGTCGGGGATACACCCTTAGATGACTGGCCGAAACCTCTTCCTACTTATTTGGCACAGCCGTGGGACTGTCAGTCACATCACCACTCAGTATACGTCCTCGACAGAGCCACACCAAGTCCGTGGCTTGCAAAGATTGACGGGGAGTTCTACCCCGCAAAGTATTACTTTACCGTTGACTACACTGGAACAGAAGTAGCCGACGATCCTGCACAGCACAAACAAAGTCACGTGCTTGAATTATTAGACGCAGGAGAATACACGGGCAATATAGTAGCCCTTCCTAATAATCGGGTACGGGTCACAAACCCTGCTTGGTTTGTAACAGGCGATGGTCCGCCGGACTTTGCGCCTAGTCAGTGGGTACACCACTCTAAACAAGACCCTAATTATGTAAGTGATACATCTAGGGTATTCGATAACCTTTACGCGGAGAGCGATTATGAAGAAGATGATGATGAAGAGTAAAGGCATGGCTCGTGGCGGACGCATGAAGTCGAAGGGCATGGCTAAAGGTGGTCGCACGGCTATGAAGTCAAAAGGCTACGCAAAAGGCGGCAAGACAAAATCAAAGGGTGCATCACGCGGTGGCAAGAAGCCCGCGATGACTCTTGCACAAATTCGTGCTGCTGCAAAAGCAAAAGGCTATAAGCTTGTAAAGGCGTAACTATGGCCCGCAAACAAGACAAAATGCCCGCCCG